ATTTAAAAAATCAAAAAGGCAGCACTAGAGCAAATGGTGGAAAGAAATCAAATGGTAACATGAAAGCTGTTTTTAGTAAAAAAAATATTAAAGGTAATTTTTCAGAAAGGGGTGTTACTAGAACTACTGAAGGATTAAATTTAAAAACACAATTAGAAAAAATTAATCCTTTAGGTAAAAATAAAAGAAATGTTTGGACAATTACTACAAAGCCTTGTAAAGAAGCTCATTTTGCAACTTTTCCAAAAGATTTAATTGAACCTTGTATAAAAGCTGGTTGTCCTGAAGGTGGTATAGTTTTAGATCCTTTTGGTGGTAGTGGTACTACAGGAATAGTTGCAGCTTTTAATAATAGAAATGCTATTTTAATAGAACTTAATCAAAACTATATTGATATTGCTAATAAAAGAATTGATAAAGAAGTTGGGTTGTTTAATGATTAAAGTAAACCTAGATCCGAATGATGTAGAACTAGCTTATACAATAGCTCAAAAGAGATTTATTGGTAATTTAAGAATGAATAAAGGTTTTAGTTATGGATATGATAAAAACCTTAAAAACCAGCTCTATGATGGCTTTTTAGGAGCATTAGGAGAGGTTTCTTGGGCAAAATGGACTAACTCCTACCATAATGCGTCATATACCGATAATTTGCAAAGATATGAAGATTCTGATTTTCAAAACAATGTAGAAATAAGAACACAAGAAAAAAAACCATATAATTTTTTACTGATTAGACCAAATGAAAAGCATGGTAAATATGTTTTAATTATTAAAAATGATGACAAACATTTTAATTTTACAATAGTGGGTTATTTCATATTTAATAAAGATATGCCAGAAAGACTATCTCATTTTGGCAATTACAATAGACCAGCTGCTTATAAAATTGAAGTAAATGAACTAACACCTTTGGAGGACAATGAAAGACAAGATAAATTTTAAAATATTCAAACCTTTTGGTTCATCAATGGCAAGAGCTGAACTACCTTTAGAACTGATAAAAGATTTCAAAGAGGATTTAAAAAAAATAAGAGCTGACAAGACAAAACAAAAACAACATGATTGGGGAGAAAGATTGGTTGGTCATGTAGCAGAAGAATATTTAATTACACCAGAGGTTATGCTTAAATGGAAAAGAGCTTTTTTTGATCCGATTATAGTTTCATATACAAATGCACATATAAAACATAAGATTTCTAGTATATTGATAAATAGTGCTTGGTTCGTTGTATCTAAACCTGGCGATTATAATCCTTGCCATAGACATACTGAATATGTTTATCCAAATTATCATTTGTCATGCGTTGGATATTTACAAATACCAGACTCAATGATTTCAACAGAAAATGCAAAACAACATAATGATTTTTCTGGTCAAACAGAATTTATTGAGGGTTCTGAAAATATGTTTGCTGATGTTAATTATAGGGTTATGCCAGAGGTTAGGCAGTGGATTTTGTTTCCAAACAATTTATCCCATGTTGTGTACCCATTCAATAGTACCAATAAAGATGATGAAAGAATATCTTTTTCTTTCAATGCAACAATAAATTTTGACAAACATAATGCACCCACAAATTGAAATAATTTTATACACAATATTGACTATTTTTGTTCTAATCTATATTACAAAACTATATGCTTAAAAAAATAGGAAAAGAATGGACAAGAAAAGAGCAAGGTGGAATGTTTACTGCCGATCATTTAAGTCCAACGCAGCTTAATAAAAATATTGACCAATGGTTTTACGATTATTGCAAACTTACTGCTGCTGAAAGAAAAAAATTAAAACCTAATATGAAAATGATTTTTGGTGGATTGGTGGGTCAAGCCATGCAAGATATGATAGTTCATAATTTAACATTAGAACAAGTATTAAAAGGTAAAAAATGACAGATCAAATAATGATGCAACTTGCAAAGTTGCAAACAGAAAATAGAAATTTAAAACAAGATATAAAAAAAAGCACACAATTATTATTACAAAGAGATGATGAAAAAACAGAATTACAAAAAGAAATAGACAAGCGACAACAATTAATAGACTTTTTAAATAAACAATTAAACGATGAGAGGAAAGACAATGAAAAAAGCAGAAAAAGTGCCAGAAGAAAAAAATAAAGGTTCTTTTAAAAGTAGAAGATTAGATTGTATATCTACTTTTGTAACAGAAAATGAAGCTATGGATTATTCAAGAAATGGCAGGGAAAAAAAAGAATATTATACAGTTGCAGTAAGACATAATCATTTTGCAAAATATTTTCCAGAACACAGAATAAATACAGATTTAGTAGAATTTTTGTGTAATGAAAAACAAGTGGCTACTAAAACAACAATTTATATTGGTGAAGAACCCTACGCAACAGGATTAGCTTTAGAAAAATTTGATTTTGGTTATGTAAACAAAACAAGTGCTTTAGAAAATTGTGAAACCAGCAGTCTTGGCAGAGCTTTAGCTGCATTTGGTTTACATGGTTCTGAATTTAGTAGTGCAGATGAATTGGCAAATGCCATAGTCAATCAAAATTCTTCTAAAAAAGTCAATCAAAATTCTATTAAGGAACAAATAAAGCAGCAAACCACACAAACTAAATTGACTTCTTTATTTACTAAATGGGATGAAGAAAATGATTCTATAAAAGAATTATTTAAACAACAAGAAACAACAATAAAAAAAAATGGAGGACAAAATGTCAAAGATTGGTAATGGTAAACAAAAAGATTGGGTTCTTTTTCCTTATGATGCCAAAAATGAAAAAGCAATAAAATTAGATTTCTCAGGAAATGTAATTTTAGATAATGGTAATAAAGGAACAATACTTGGTGTAAAGGGTGAATCCAATGATGGAAGCAAAAAATTTTTAAAAATTTATGCACAAGTTGGGGTGTTATTTAAAGGTGATGATAAATTTACTGGCGAAATGAATTACCCAGATGCAGGTGGACAAAAAGGTTTAATTGGTTGG